AGTATCAAAGGATGAAAAACGATGAATATGCACGTGAACAGGGTTATGAAGATTGGGAAGATTTGTTGAACAAAAGTAAATGGACTAAAAAATAGTCACGCGTGCGTAGCTCAATTGGTAGAGTACTAGTCTCCAAAACTAGGTGTTTCAGGTTCGAGTCCTGACGTGCGTGCACAAATAGGTTGATTGGGGAAGGAATATACGTTAACCTGATGATGGAGGTGGTATATTCGGAGTTGGAATCATCATAGTAATGCCAATCGTAAAAGGAGTTGTCCACGCGACCATCTTCTCCTTTCCTATACGGACCCTTAGCTCAGTTGGTTAGCAGCGGCGCGCTCATAACGCGAAGGTCGTAGGTTCAAGTCCTACAGGGTCCACAAACTGTCGTATGGTGTAACGGTAACACAACAGATTTTGATTCTGTTTTTCAAGGTTCGAATCCTTGTGCGACATCACACGGTGGACGTAGCTCAGTTGGAAGAGCCCTAGCTTGTGGCGCTAGTTGTCGTGGGTTCGAACCCCACCGTTCACACAAATATTTAATGTTATGAATGAAATTGGATTGATAGGTAGTTTGTTATTAACATTCTGTGGTTTACCAGAACTCCTTAGAACCCTCAAGAATCGAAGATGTGACATTGGTTGGGGTTTTCTCCTTATGTGGTTTTTCGGGGAAATATTCTGTCTATTTTACGGTTTAGATTTGAATGAGGTTCCATTGTTGATAAATTATTCTTTCAATCTGATAATTGTAGGTACAATGTTATATTTCAAAGTCAGAGGAGAGTTGCCTGAGTGGTTAAAGGAGCAGTTTGCTAAACTGTGGTCGAGTAATTGACCCATTGGTTCGAATCCAATACTCTCCGCAATAACTTGACAGTTTCTAAAGACTTTCATATATTTATAATCTCAAACGTTATAATAAACATTAACTAAAAAAAAACAAAAATGAAAAAAATTTTTGCAATTGTATCACTTGTGGTTTTGTCTGCATGTGGTGGAAACGGAGCATCAACTGAAGTAACAACAACTGATTCTTCAACTGTTGTAGTAGATTCAACTAAAGTAGATTCTACAGCCGTTCCTGTGGAACCAACAAAAGTTGATGAAGCTCCAAAAGTAGAAGAAGTTAAATAATAAAATTTCTTCCAAATAAAAAAACCCACGTTTGTGGGTTTTTTTATATCTTGTCCTTATATCCAAAGAAATCTTTAATCCAATTTCCTCCTTTAAAAAAATCTTTTAAGTCCTCAGGTATTCCTGAGTTGACATCAGGTGAATTAGTATTATTCTCTGCTTTTTTTGAAACATCAGATGACGCCATTACACCACTTGATGTTCCAGCTTCTACATCCCCATCATATGCTTCATCAGTCATATTAGACACGTGAACATGGTCATCATGACCCTCGAAACCAAATGTCAAAAAAGCTTTCGGGTTACTTTTACCCTCCGAGTTCTTTTTGTAACCCATGTTCAAAAGAGTATTTGTAAATTTCTCAACGACTTCTCTATTTTTCGGAGCAACAACTACTTTTTTACCATCAGGTAGAATTATAAAATCGATATCCACTGCACCTTGTCTCCAATGTCTACTGACATGACCACTTGCACTGAGTTTACGATGTCCTGTTTTCGCCCAATCAATTGTGATTTTGAAATTATTTACTTCAGCTGCTTTTTGTAAATCATCTAAAAGGGCTTTAGGTAACTTATCCTTTTTTGTTCTTCCGTGGAAAATTAAATTTGGGTATTTTGATTCACTAGATTCTACATCAATCAAAACCTCATTGATAAAATTTTTGTTGGATAAAATCTTATCGAAAGTTTGCGATATTTTATGTTCTACTATATTCACAAATCATAAATATTTGAGAAATAAAAAAAACCTGTTAGACAGGTTTTTTATAACTTAGAACTTTCTTCCCTTTAGTATCTGAAGGAGGTGGGACAATAGGTTTTTTTTCCTTTTTAGTAGGTGGATTCAATCCGAATTTAATCCATTTGTACCAAATTCTTTCATGAATATAATATTGGATTGGTTTATATATAAGCTCAACAACACCAAAAGCTGCACCAATTTTTATATCTCCCGAAACCCACCACATACCGAGAAAACCTATTGTTGTACTTAAAATTCTATAAGTAATTGTTTTAGCTAAATGCCTTTTGTAAGATACTTTAGTCTGACTCATATTTTTCTATTGTTGGCGGACCACCAATACTGGCAAAACCACCGTCTCTGATAAAATTTATCCCAATCGCCCTTTCAATTTGAGGTGCTTCTGGGTCTTTATCATTAAATATAACGCGAGTGCCTCTTCCGCAATCCATAACTAACTGATGGTATTTCAATCCGACTTTTTCAAGTTCTTGTTTTGTGAATAATTCATATGTGGACGGTCTCGCCGTTGTAACAATTATGACCGAACCTTTTTCATATTGGTTGTTCAAATAATCGATTACGTCCTGTATAGGCTCTAAAATTGATTCAGAAAGTTTACTGAATTTTCTATATTTGACAATTGTACCATCAATGTCAACAAAAAAGGTCGGATTTTTAATTATTTTATTCATATGTAAAAATAAGTGGCCAGAGGTTGATGGGATTTTACCTCGGGGCTAGCACCCTTTCATTGCTGCAGCAATTACATCAACATAGCCACCATTAGTTAGAATGTAATGTTATCGTTGTACTGTTCCCATTCGGAACCTCCAACAAAAATATTTTCACTACTAACCGTTTTCTTTTTTTTCTTCAATTTCAGAAGATTTGAAATTTTTTTTATTAAGTTCATCAATCGATATTTCATCATTTTTCCAGTTTTTCCAAATGTCAAAATCTTTCAAATCTTCAATTGTTTTTTCATGGATTAAAATGAAACCTTCAGGTGCACAACCTTGAAATTTCGTCTTTAATCCTTTTTCTTCAATAAGTTTTTTTAAATCAATCATTGTTCGAAGATAATCAAAATTAAACTATTTATTTCAGAAAACAAAGTCTTAGGACATAAACTTTAAATAGTAATACATGGAAGATGGTGAAAAAAATATCCACTTGGAGAAACACTCTCCAAGACAATTTATCTCAAGTGTTTCTAATGTTAGCACTTTTCTTCAATCCTTTTGGATTCGATGCCGTTCAGTATTCCCTGTTGTTACTGACAGGAAGTTTATGGAAAGCGAACTTCGTTTTGTATTGTATTGCGGCTTTCTTTTTTGGATTATATATCTATTTTCGAAAGTTATCTAAAGAGCTTTGAGTTCTCCTGATTTGAATGCATCAAAGTTTGGTCCTTTTGTTAAAAAGAATTCTCTACCGACTTTTCTATATCCCAATATACCTGCGTTTTTTGCTGCGGCAAAGAATGAAGCGTGTTGACCTCTCAAATCACGTGGCGTGTACAAATGTTGACCATTGTGTCTTCTAAACATAATTTTCCCATAGTTATTTATTTTGACAATATACCCGATGTCTGTCAAAAAATCTAGTTTCGTTCCTATTTTCCCTGAATCTAAATAATCGACAAGTTTCTTCACCCAACCTTTATTTTTACTAAATGTATACCCATAAGTTGATGTAAACACCTTTGCAGAACCAACAACTTTTTGTTGTAATTCTGCGTTAGCTTTGACATAATCTAAAACTTTACTTGCGATATGATTTCTGACTGAATCGGCAGTGGTTTGTGGAAATCCTTGAATCATATATTTGGAATCAAAACCCCAACCTTCCAAACCTAAATCGATAAAATCTTCTGTATCAATAAAATCATCAGTTCCCATAAACCCGATACTGGCAGAAAATGTTTTCCTATCCTCCGATTTATATGTTATAAAAATTACATAGGAATCAATCAGTTTTTTATTGTGAGAAATTGAAATTTGTCCGTTTGCATGACCAGGACCTAAGTCATTTATAGTTTCGAATCCTTCAGCTGATACAGTCAGATTACCATCTTTTCTCAAATACTTTTCTATTGTTCTGAGAGAAGCTCCTGATGAGTTGAAAACTTCGTTCAAAAATGTTTCTTGTGCGGAGCTCGCAATTTTTTTATAATCCTTTTCTATAACTTCAATCATTTCGGGAAATGCGTATTTGAAAACTTCAACTTCTCTTTCATTCATGCCGTCATCCTGAGAGTCCCAATATCTTGGATTACCCATTCCGTCATAGTGAATTGCAACTTTTGAGTAGTTTTTATTTGTGGAATTTGTTTTATTGATTACATAATACAAAGCTTGGCCTCCCGATGTATATCTTTTGAAGTGGTCATCAGATTGAGATGTTGTACACCATTTAGTATTTGCACCATATTTACAAGACGCTTGGTGTGTTTTTGGTTTCATCACAAGAAATTTATCGTCCTCGTAAATTTTTTCTACTTGTTTTTCTAAAATTTTTTCTTTCTCTCTGACTCTGACAGGGTAAAGGGCTTTTTCAAGCTCAAGATAGCTTCCATATTGATTTATATCTTTTTTTTCTAACTGAGATTGATATTTGTCAAAATCTTTGATTGCCCAGATTGTACTCTCAATATCATCTTCTAATGTCTCACTATCCTTAGGTAAAGTTCTCAATACAAAGTCAGTGTATTTGTGATTGAAATCTTTTAAATCAGAAATATTCAAAATAAATTCTAAATCTTGTTCATTAAATTTAGTAGAATATTTTTTCTTCAAATCTTCCTTTCGACCTTCTTTAATTAAAATGGAAACCAACTTCATATGGTATAAATATAAAGAAAGGGAGATTAAAATCTCCCTTTCAAATGGTAGTCCCGCGTGGAATCGAACCACGAATAACTGCTTAGAAGGCAGTGGTTATATCCGTTTAACTACAGGACCATTGTCATTTCCAAAATAGTTGTATCAAAAGTATAACAAAACTCAGACATAAACAAATTAAAGTTTTTGTTGTCATAGGTTCTTTTAATATCCACCAAGCCATAACGCTAAAAACTATAACTCCAATTGAAAAACCAATTATTCTGTTGGGCCAAGTTTCTCCATTATACAAACTAACCATTTCTCTACTTGCTAAGATAACTAAATAACTAATCGGAATTCCAATTATTGTCATTAAAAATGGATTACGTTTAATCCAATTATTCCACAGATGACCTTGCAATTGATAAAAAGTGAAAGCCTGAGAAAACAAATAAACTGAAAGAATAAATACTATTGATAAAACCTTGTTCATTGTAACAAATATATTAAAAGTTTGTTACAAAAAAAACCCCTCGTTTAAGGGAGGGGTTTCTTTTAGAGTGTTCTGAGAACATAACCGATTACGGATAATAGTCCGAGAATTAGTGGTACTTGTGTTTTTGCTCCACCCATAAGTGATAGGTGAAGAACAACAGCTGCACTCATAAATGAGGTAATCAACACCATTCCGTAGAGTGATGTCATTGGGATTGCAAGTAAGATTACTCCGAGAAGTTCTCCAACTCCTGTGAGCATTCTGTACTTTTCCAACTTCATGAATGCGAAGTTTCCGACCATTTCTTGTGTTCCGATGATTTTCTCAATTGCGCCTTTGCCGAGCATTGCTCCAACAACAGCGGTGAGAGCCCATCCAATCATTGCTAAAATTGTCATAAGTTTAATTTTAAGATAAAAAAATAGATGAATAATTTGACAATGTCAAATAAAAAACCCCCACCACGAGGGTGAGGGTTAGTTACTGCGAATAATGAAATATTATCTTCCGAAGATATATCTTAAACCGAGTTGACCTTGCCAAACGTCAAATACAGATGTATTCCACTGATAAGTGTCTCTGATGAGACCTACAGTAGTTGTACCATTTGCGTTGAGGATTGGTTGAGTTGACAATCTGTAGACAGGTTCACCAGCTGTGTTAGTTGATGAATAGCTAAGGATTGCAGGGTTTGTAGCTCTTTGAGATACACCCCAATCGTTGTTTAACATGTTACCAAAGTTCAAGATATCCAATCTGATTTGGAATGTGTTTCTGTGACCTTTGATATCGATGAAGAAATCTTGTTGAACAGACAAATCAAATCTGTGTAACATTGGAATAGCGAGAGCGTTTCTCTCAGCGTATTGACCTCTTCTTGTAGAAAGATATTTGTCTTGGTCGATGTAAGCGTCAAAAGCTGCTTGTTGTTGAGCTTCAGTGAAAGTTACACCGCCTGAAGTGAATTGAGCAAATTTGATGTCCGAACCTTTGTTTGGAACAAAGATAAGTTCATTGTTATTCACTCTGTCACCGTTTAGGTCACCCGCTACGAAGTAGCTGAATGGGTTACCTTGTTGTCCTACATAACCTAAAGTTACAGTAGTTGCACCAGCACCTTTCTTTGCACCGTTCTCTAATCTATAACCAAGAAGACCAACAAATCTGTTAGGAATCCAGTTATCAGAGAAAGCTAAAGGAAGGTCATTGTTTCCGTTGATTGCTCTTGCTGACTGCCAAGAACCAGAAGCAATTGAACCAGCACTCATGAAGTCTTTGGAAAGTGATGTAGTCCACGCTGCAGAACCCCAAAGACCTTTCTGAATTGGATATTTTAACTCAACAGTTGCTGATGTATTGTAAGCACCATTTCTGTTTGTTAAAACCGCACCCATAGATACGTTGTCATTTACTCTTACACCAGCATCGTTTCTTGCGAAAACAGGTCTTTTGTCAGGACCTGCGAATACTCCTACAGGAACATCCAAGTTAGCGTTGTAGTAATGAACAGCGTTCAAAAATCTATTGTACATAAGTTCCACAGTACCTACAAATCCGAATGGTAACTTCTTGTCTGCAGCAAGGTTAGTTTTCCATACTTGTGGGAATTTGTAGTTGGGGTCAGTGAATGCTAAATCAAAAGTAGAAGGAAGTGTTGGTGTAGAAGGAATGAAGTATTGGTTAGGGTTAGCTGTGAAACCGTAGTTAGCAGCTGCCGCACCTGATACATCGATAAATCCTGTAAGAACACCATTGTTTCCTACTTGGTTTGAAACGAATACATAAGGAGGTCTACCTGTGAATACACCGGAACCACCTCTTACTTGTAAATCATTTTTACCTTTGTGATTATAGTTGAAACCAATTCTTGGTTCGAAGAGAACTTGTGTTTTTGGTAAAACACCTGTGTTGAATTTCTCACCACCAGCGAAAGTCATTGCAGTTACTGCAGGATTTTCTAATGCCGTGTTTTCGAAACCAATTACAGCCGCTCTCAAACCACCTGTGATTTTCAAATTAGCGTTGTACTGATACTCATCCTGAACATAGAGGTCAAGACGAGATGTTTTCAAAACTTGCATTGGTTCGATTCCACCAGGTAACGCTGAGTAACGAAGTTGGAATCTTGCAGGAGCAAGAGTTGAAGGTCTTCCACCGTTTGCTAATGATTGATTAGCTGCGGTGTAGAAATCAGTCAAAGAATTGAAGATATATACACCGTTTGAAGCGGGGAAGAATAAGTTGTTAGAACGATATTTCTCGAAGTTAACACCAGCCACAATTGTGTGCTTGTCCATAAATTTGGTCAAGTTGTTAGTGATGTGGAAAGTGTTATAGTCCAACTTGTTACCAGGAGTGAATGGGTCAAATCCTACAGAAGCGTAGGTTGCGGTACCATTCATGATATCAATAGTTGGAAACATCTGTGAAAGATATCCTCTATTTTCAATCTGCTTGTCATAACCAACAATTAGGTTGTTGTGTAAGGTATTAGAAAATTTGCTGTTGAGTTCTAATACTGAAGAACGTGTGTTATCTTGAATGATGTATCCACTGTTCTTAAAACTCATTGCGTTGAACTGAGTAGTTCTGTTTCCTGCACCTGCAGATTGAGAGTTTGAAATGTTTATCTCAGCTTCTGAATTGTGCCAAACATAACGAGCAGTCAATTTGTGCTTGTCGTTGATGTTCCAGTCCATTCTCACCAAGAATTTCTCAGAAGTGTTTGAGTTGTTGTACCCTTCCCAAGGACCCGTCTCATAATTGAAATTTGTTCTCATGAAATCAGAAAGAGTTTTCATATCTGAATACAGAACTCTTGAGATTTGAGAACCAGCTAAAGGTGAACCTTGTGAAATCCAAGTCGTACCAGGTTCAGTTTTTGTAAGGTTTTCGTAGTTACCAAAAATGAATAATTTGTTTTTGATAATTGGAGCACCTAATCTGAAACCTCTTGTAGTTTCTTCGAATTTCGAAGCGGTTACAGTAGTTCCTTTAGCGTTGTTACCAACATAACGTTGGTTGTCTCTGTTAAACTGATAATAAGAACCCTCTACTTTGTTGGAACCACTTCTTGTAACAGCGTTGATTCCAGCACCAACGAAACCACTTTGACGAATGTCAAATGGAGCTACGTTGATTTGTAGTTGGTCAATCGCATCCAAAGAGATTGCAGTTGAACCAGTTCTACCACCAGCCTGAGCTGAAGAACCAAGACCGAAACCGTTGTTAAACTGAGAACCGTCAATTGTGAAGTTGTTCAATCTGCTATCAGCAGCTCCGAAAGAACGACCGTCACCCATTGGGTTGTACTTGGTGATTCCGTCAATAGTTCTTGCACCAGTAATGGGAACAGAAGTTAGTTCTCTCCTTCCAAATTGCTGAGACGCACCGGTTCTACCTGAGCTGAAAATGTTGTTTTTGTTTGAATTTACAACTACTTCAGTAAGGGTTTTAACTTCATTGACCAACACAATTTCCAAGGTAGTTGAAATACCAAGATTTGTATTGATGTCTGTAAGCTCCTTCATTTTGTAACCCACATTAGAAACGTGAATTACATAAGGACCACCAGGACGCACAGCAGGAATGTTGAAAATACCAACTTTGTTTGTGATTGCACGATATTCAGAACCCGTAGGTTGGTGAACAGCATGAACCGACGCTCCCGCTAAAGCATCTCCTTTTTCATTTTTCACTACACCAGACAGGGCAGAAGTTGTAATTTGCCCGAAAGATGCGAGAGTCACGAACAAGGATAAAAGTGACATCATGATTTGCTTTTTCATGTTTGTTTTGTTTATTGGTTTATAAATAAAAAATCCCGAAGACATGCGCCAACGGGATTATTGTATTTTCAAAATTGTTAAAATAGTTCAGTCGATAAAAACTCATAAAATTTCTCCACCCTTTCATAACTACCCTGTCGAAAACAAAAATCCCAATCGACAACACAAAGTTAATAATTTTTTAATTGAGAATCAATAGGCGAAAAAAAACCCCCGATTTCTCGGGGGGTCTCTTGGTTACTTTTTAAGCTTACCAATAAGTTTTGTGATATGTGGTCCCACCACAACTCCGACAACGACACCTACTAAAAAGTGCCAATGCCATAAAAATTCAAAATTTTCCATACTCATTTTGGTTTAATTTTTAGACTTTTAAAGGTGATATTTTAATCCAAATCCTGTAAGACTTGAATGTTTACCATCTTTAACAGTTCTTAGAATTGATTGTTCTAAGCACCATCTTTTGTTTATCCTATAACCAATGGAAGGAGCATAAGTAAATTGTCCTTTTTGTCCATTGAAGAAGGTAACACCGCCATCAAGACCGATATGGAGTCCTTTTTTGAGGTGCTTACGGTATCCAACTAAAGCCGGCATTCTAACGAAACCTGCTTTATTCTGCATGAAACCAAAAGAGACGTTCCAATTTTTTTTGGAAAAATCTACTTTTTGACCCCAAGCTTTGGAATCCCAATCAACATTTTTTGCAATCGGTGCCATAGCTGTTGCTCCAACGGAAATGTCCCATCCCCCTTTTTTCTGAGCAAATGTTGCTAATGAGAATACCATAGCAAAAAATAACAAAATGTGTTTTTTCATTTGTTTTTTGTTTATTGATTTATAAATAAAAATCCCATTCACAGACTCTTTCGAGTTGCGGATGGGACTGATATTTCTGTATTATAAATATTTCAATTTTCCGAAATATTCATTTTTTCAGTTTGTTCTCTGAGATAGTTACATTCAAATTCGGAGCAAGTTTGGGGTCTGATTTCATAAACCATACATGATTTGACCTGTGGATTGTAGAAAATACAAGGTAGTTTGGGATTAAAAAAATCTAATCTAAGAGCGGGAAAATTTTTGGGGTCTTGCCATGTTGATTTGTTAGGAAAAAGAGATTTACCTTCTTCATAGGTGATAAAAACTTCTTTGAACATGATTTCTCTGCCTAATTTGTTCGATAACCTATCAACGAAATCATATGCATCAAGGTGAGGACCTATGATGAAATCCCTTTCAGCTACTGTACAACATCCTCCGTGATTACCAGGAAAACCCATACATCTGTTACTACATATATTACAATCTGTACCCATAAACTATTTTAATTTTGTTATTCCATATACCCAATTTAGGGGTAGAGGTTCTGTTTTTTTGATTTTTTTATTTTCATAACCATTTGTAATCCATTTTGTACCAAATTGTGAATTTTTATTCCCTTTTTGGCTTATTGAATTTTTTTCACCTATTTTTTTCTTTGTTTCTTCGTTATGTTTTTTTCCGAGCCAGGAGTAAGAGTCTTGTATTGATTTTAATTTTCCATTTTTATGATTTTTTTCATTTGACGCAATACGGGATAGTGAAATTTTTTTTCTATAATTTGGGTCGGATTTCAACATTTCTCTATGTTTTATACCCGCGGCTTTAGAACACTTGTATTGGTGAGTTGGATTATTAAACCCGCCAGTACCACCAGGTTTCAAATTATAACAATTCGGGTCATTTAGAAAATTCTCGTTTATAATTTCCTTTTCTCTTTTTATCAACTCTTCTCTATTGATACACCATTCGAGAATTTCGAATTTGAAATTATTCGGACCGTATTTTCTTATTGCAAATCTTAAATTAGTTCCACTCCCTATGTAACCATCGTTCAGGTTTGTTGTTGAATGCATTCCAACGTAAAATTTATTATTGAGGAGGTTTGTTGTCTTGTATATAAAATGATATTTTTTTGACTTATTTGAGTTCGACATACTAATAAATATGTCAAGAACTCAAAAAAGTCTGCGGTGGAGAAGACGGGAGTCGAACCCGTGTCTTGTTCGCGATAACTATAAGTGACTACACGTTTATTACAACATTGTTTCTCAATGTTCCGAAATATTAGGTTTGATATATGTGAGAAACCTACCTACAAACAACTTGGTCTCAGAATTATTTTAAACGAGCTCTGACCTGTGACCCGTATAATGGACTTCTGTTCCTAGGTTATATGTCCTAACCGACCCGACGTTGTCAAAACTATCAAGCTTTAACAACAGCTTCCTCAGCGATAAGACCGAGAGCAGCCATTTTAGCAAAAGTATTGCCAGTTGTGTTTTAAATCAGTTTTTAAGGAGGTAATTTAGCTCCTACGTGCCACCTATACCTATACACGCCAATCGATGCCATTTCTTCCCCGTAATTTCAAATAACTTTTACAAATATAAGAATAAATATTTTAATTCCAAACCTGTATTTATCAATATGGGAAAATTTGATTCTTTTGTTGCTTTAAAAAATTTTATTCAAGGTAAAATTGATTCTTCAGATTTGAAAAATCTCATACCACAAATTTATAAAGTGGATGTGAATTATGATGATTTGAGTAAAAGTTTGGTAACATATGAGTTTGAAAATGAATCAGATTTATTGAAAATGATTGATATTTCTGATGATGATATTTGGTTTTATAATAGTATCTCAAATCCATATACAGGTTATTACATATACGGTCCTGATAACTCTGAAACCGATTTTGAAGAAGGTTATGGTTTATGGGATGAGTTGGATGGTGATAATTGGGAAAAATTTGAAACTATTTCAAGATTTGTTATGAAACAACCCTTTTCACAAGACATTGATTTTCTTAGTGTCTTCGCTCACACTTTGCAAAGACTTTTCCCAAAAAATGTTCGAGCGATGATAAATGATTATTCACAAGAAAGGGATAATCAAATGAAAGATGCTGCACAAAATGTAATTCAAAGAGATTTGGATGATTATTTTTCGCAACTTGGTATGGAGTATAAAAACGGTTTTTTAAAATTTGAAATAGGTAAAGTATTTGAACAATATGTTTATAGTGGTCAATTGACACTGTCATTCGAAAAAATTTTGAAAAAATATCTAAAATCAGAATATACGCCTGAAGGTGGGTGGAGTGATAGTACTTGGGAATATCAATCGTCAGATGGTTTTGACAGTGAATACTTCAATAGGGAGGTCGAAAAAGAATTAGATTCCATAATTGAAAAAATTATGGAAAATGAAGAGGAGTCAAAAAACTTTATTTCCATGGTTGAAAGAATTGAAAGTAAATTCAAACAAGGTGTACTGTATGATTTGCCAAAGGATAGGTCTAATAAAGTTAAATTCTCCATCCAAGCCTACGATTATCCAAAACAGGAAGTTATTGTTAAATTGAGAAAAGATTTGAAGGAAAAGACATTTTCCATGAAAGAACAGAATTTTTATAATTTATTATATCAACCTGAATTATTTAAAATTGGAGAATTGCACGATTTGTAGTACATTTGTGTAATGCAAAACGATTTATTATTCCTGAAAGAAGTATTATCAGTTCCTACTGTAACTTATCAAGAAGAATTTATGATAAGATTCATACTCGATTGGCTAGAAGAAAATAAAATTGAAAATTATGTTGATGAGCGTGGTAACATTTATGCGACCAAAAAAATTTCCGAAGTGGATAATGATTTTTATTATCCTTGTGTTGTATCTCATACTGATACTGTTCACTCCATTAGACATTTGATAATTCGAGAAGAGCAGTTACCAAATGCTCAAGGAGAGTTAAAACTATCCTTAAAGGCTTACGACGTAAACGGTTCTCCTACAGGTATCGGTGGAGATGATAAAGCCGGAGTTTTTGCATGTCTGAAATTATTATCAGAGTTACCCTATTTGAAAGCTGCTTTCTTCGTGTCAGAAGAAACTGGCTGTCACGGGTCAAGAAATTGTGATATTAAATTTTTCGACAACGTAGGATATGCAATTCAATTTGACGCACCCGAGAATTGGATGGTTACTGAAACATGTTCTGGTCAAGTTATGTTTGACCGAAACTCAGAATTTTTCAAAAGTTGTGATGAAGTGTTGACAGAGAACATGCATAAGGATTACATAGATTATATGGTTCACCCCTATACTGATGTTTATGCATTGAGAAGTAAATTTGATTTTTCTTGTATAAATTTTTCGATTGGATATTACGACTATCATTCACCTGATGAATATGTCGTTGTTGAAGATGTTTTCAACGGAATAAAGATGGGAAAACTTATGATTGAGAAATTGGGATATAAATTACACTTCAAAAAAGCGAAAGACCACGGAAAATTCTATTTATAAAAATTTTTCTAATTTTTCTATAAAGGGTTTCACCATAGGGTGGTCTTGTATATCTGAATATTCCATACCCTTTGATTTCATATGTTTTATGGTGTCAATAATTCTTTGTAAACTTGAACCCACAAATTTTGATGCTTGAGGATATTGTTGTATAAATTCCGACAATTTGAATATTTTTTTTGATTCTTCAATTGGCATTTTCAAACTGAAAACTAATCTTCCTAACATATTTTTCGCATATTGGTCCGCATCTAACTCCATCTCCCAATATTGTTGATAAATTTTCTCGAAATCTTCCAAATCGTAATCTGTTAGAGGATTGGGCATTTTTATTTCTGAAATTTGTTGTTCGTGTCTTATTTCATGAAATAAAGTATAAAGAAAATCCCCCAAGGTAGCCATTTGACTTGGAGCACAAATTATAACTTGGTCTCTTGTTCTCACTCCTGCATATGATGGACAAGCATTTAAAAACTTCACATTGTAATTTGATTTTTCTATAAAATTTTTAACAAAACTTCTAATCATCGGTATCCTGTCTAAATAATTTTTTGGAAAAATAGATTTGAAATTTTCCAAAACTTTGTCAAGATTTGAAGTGGGGTTTTCTGAGTCAGACTCTCTTAAAATTTTTCTTATCAATTCACGCATTTCATATAAATACAAAAAAAGGGACTTATCGTCCCTTTTTTGTTATTTTTATTTCTTCTTTCTCAACTTTCAAATGATAGGTTTTCCCTTCGATGAATTTTCCTGTGAGAACTTCCTCAGAAATTAAATCTTCAACTTTGTCTTGAATTGCTCTTTTCAAGGGTCTTGCTCCATACAATTCGTCATATCCTATTTTTGAAAGGTATTCAATAAGACTATCATCGTATGTGACAGTATATTTTAATTCAGAAAGCCTGTTAGAAAGTTTTTTCAATTCAATCTCCGTGATTTTTTTAATATCGTCTTTTGATAAAGAATTGAAAACAATCGTATCATCAATCCTATTCAAGAACTCAGGAGAAAAGAAATTTTTCATTTCTTTCATGAGAACCTGTTTTCTGGCTTCCTCATTTGAATAGGAATTAGAGAAACCAATCCCTGTACCGAAATCTTGTAATTTTTTGACTCCTAAGTTTGTTGTCAAAATAATCAAAGTATTTTTAAAATTGATTTTTCTACCGAGAGAATCTGTCACGTGTCCTTCATCAAGAATTTGTAACAAGATTGTGAAAACGTCTTTATGTGCTTTTTCTACCTCGTCGAAAAGGATAACTGAGTAAGGTTTGTTTTTAACCTTTTCAGTTAGTTGTCCCCCTTCATCGTATCCGACATAACCAGGAGGGGCACCTACTAATTTGGATACAGTGTGTTTTTCTTGGTATTCACTCATGTCAACTCTGATAAGAGCTTCTTCTGAACCAAACATCTCTTTCGCAAGTTGTTTTGCCAAGTGTGTTTTACCGACGCCAGTAGAACCGAGAAAAATAAATGAACCGATTGGCCTGTTGGGGTCTTTGATACCCAAGCGGTTTCTTTTAATTGATTTAACCACTTTGATTACGGCCGAATCTTGTCCAATAACCTTACCTGTTAGCTCCTTATCCAAGTTTATCAGAGATTTTGTATCATCAACACTCATTTTGTTTACAGGAATTTTGGTCATATTTGAAACAACATCATAAACCATGTTCAACGTGATTTCTTGTTTTTGTTTCTCCATTTCCTCATCAAATTTCTTTTTCTCCGAATCTAATTTATCCAACAACTTTTTTTCTCTATCTCGTAATTGCGCCGCTTGTTCGTAATTCTGTTTTTTTACAACATCGATTTTTTGTTGTTTGATTTCCGCAGCCTTTTTTTTGAGTTCCTCAATAACCTCGGGAATTTTCACTTCTGTTTGCATACGTGCACCAACCTCATCTAAAATGTCAAATGCTTTGTCAGGAAATTCTCGGTCTGTAATATAACGTTCAGCAAGTTTGACACAAACCTCAATGACCTCATCAGAGTACCTGACCTTGTGATAAGATTCATATTTGGGACGAATGTTCTTCAGAATTTCTATAGTTTCAGCAACAGATGAAGCCTCAACAATAATTTTTTGGAATCGTCTTTCAAGAGCACCATCCTTTTCAATGTTTTTTCTGAACTCATCTAAAGTTGTGGCCCCAATAATTTGAATCTCACCACGTGATAAAGCGGGTTTGAAAATATTGGAACCATCCATAGAACCGGCAGAATTACCCGAACCAACCAAAGTGTGCACCTCGTCAATAAAAACTATAATGTTTGGGTTTGTCTGTAATTCTTCAATAATAACTTTCATCCTCTCTTCAAATTGTCCTCTATATTTTGTTCCCGCCACAACAGAGGTCAGGTCTAAGTTTACAATTCTTTTATCAATAAGATTTTTGGGACATTCACCGCTTACAATTTTCATTGCTAAACCCTCTACAATTGCGGTTTTACCACATCCCGGTTCTCCTAAGATAATTGGATTGTTTTTCTTGCGTCTTGATAGGATTTGTGCAATCCTCAAAATTTCTCGGTCTCTACCAATTACAGGGTCTAATTTACCTTCGGACGCAAGTTTATTTAAATCTCTACTGAAGTTGTCCAAAACAGGAGTAGAACTGTCGGAAGTCTTTTGCTTCCTACTTGTTTTCATGTCGTCATCATCCATTAGTTCATTCATGGTATATAATTTTTACAAAGATGTATCAAAAAATGTACACAAACAAATAATTTGTAATATTGTCATAATAAATTTTTTTTTCATGACAATCTGTCATTTATTTAGTTTCGGCACACAACTTGACTCTAATTATATAAATAATAAACCTCAAAAACAAAAAAAACTATGATTTTATCTAACAACGAATTGAACAGAATTTTCGACGACATTTTCAATGGGACGTCCAAACCTTATTTCAAAACCTCAGTAATTTCAAAAAATCCTGATGAGGAGAATTATGAAATAAATCAAACAAAAGATGGTGCATATCTTTTCTTTGAGGTTCCTGGTTTTAATAAATCAAATCTCAAAGTAGAAATGGAAGACGGAATTCTAATCATTCAAGGAAAAAGAATTTATAAATTGAATGGTGAAGAAAAAACAAAATCTGTATCAAAAGAATTCAAAATTGGAAAGGAATATAATTCATCTGAGATTGAGGCAACAATAGAAGATGGTCTACTAACGGTATTCGTACCTAATTACAAAAAACAAGAAAAAAAGAGAATCAATCTCCTGTGATAAAAAAACCCTCAACTTAGTTGGGGGTTTTTTCACACCAATCTATTATAAGATGAACTCTATCTTCATCACCATCATTCACCACAGAATGTGATAATTTATCATTATTCATTTCCCAAATTTCACCGACTTTCATATTGATGGATTCTTCACCTACATTGAAAATACATTTTTCATTTGTAATTATTGGTATGTGTATCCTTTTAGAAAATTTAAAAGTATTGTTTGCACTGTCAACGTGGGTTGGTATAATACTTTTTTTGTATAGTTTGACTAAAATAGCTCTGAGTAAATAACCTGAACCGCCGGTTTGTTTTTTTATAATTTCACAAATATTATTTAAATCCTCTTCGAAGAAGGTATAGTTTTTAGTAAACACTGGATTAAAGTTGGTAGAAAAAAAATCATTGTCATAAACTATTTTAATTGTTTGTGTATTGACCATATCAGTACACGCTTTTTGTCTCAAGGTAAATTCGTTCCAATCTACTTTTTCACTATTTAATATCGTCAGAATATTCGATATGTCATAATGTCCATAATATTTGAAAGATTCATTTACATTCATACTTATAATTATAATTCTTTAGTTAAAATAAATTTATTATGTCAGTGATTAGAGAAACTATAGAAGGTTCAAAAATTATAAATGAAATTAAATCATCGAATCTCAAGAGGACAGAATATGATGTTGAAACAAAAATGATGATTGTTGAATTCAACAATGGTTCTAAATACCAATATGAGGACGTACCCCATCAAATTTATACAAGATTCAGAATGTCGGAGTCACAAGGAAAATTTTTTTCAACTGATATTTCAAAAAAATACAAATTCAAAAAACTATAATTTTCGTGGTATTTATTGTGAATGAAGAAGTTTCAAAAAATTTTAGATAGTTTTTCTTTGCAAGAAAATTTGAATCCCAAGGTTTGGGATAACTACGAGGATATTGATAAGGCAACTCTAAAATCTGAAGTAAGAAAAAAATTACTTGAGATTGCTGAGGAATTTTCTGATGATTTAGGGGACGATGTCTTTATCGAAGATATTGTCTTGATGGGTTCTTTAGCAAATTACAACTGGTCAGAATTTTCGGACTTCGATTTACACTTGCTTGTTGATTTCGGAAAATATGGTGAAGATGAGGAATTGTATAGAGAAATTTTCGAGTTAAAAAAGAAAGAGTTTAATAATAAATATGATATCACCATTTATGGTTACGATGTTGAGGTTTATGCACAAGGTGCGGATGATGAACATTCCAGCAGTGCTGTTTATTCCATAATGAATGATGAATGGATTCAAAAACCAGTCAAGGAAAATGCGGAAATAGATTTTGATTTTTTAAAAAAGAAAGTGAAATCTTGGATTTCAAAAATTGATGATACAATAGAAACCGAGGATATCGATAAGATGAAATCTCTCAAAGAAAAAATAAAAAAATATCGTAAATCGGGATTAGAAAAAGAAGGAGAGTTTTCCTATGAAAATTTAGTTTTCAAATTTTTGAGAAGGTCGGAAATGATTGGAAAACTTTTTGAGGCAATAACAAAGGCTAAAGATAAAAAACTTTCAATCGAATCAAAAATCACTGAACAAAGTGATAGATTATTTGGTTCCGCAAGTGTTAAAATACCCGCAGATGGTGCTCATGCGGGTCAAAGTGGATGGGCTAGTGGTAACGCTTGGGATATTAAAGCACCTATCGGAGAACCGGTTTATGCAATTGCGGATGGAACTGTTAAAACCTTCAAAGACTACGGACCTAAGGTAAGGAAAACTCAAGGGAAAAAACTTTTTGGTATAGGATTCACTGTGAAGAGTGATAATTCATTACCCGATGTATATTATACTCATCTACAGAATGCTCAAGTACAAAAGGGTTCCAAAGTAAAATGTGGACAATTGTTAGGATATGTGATGGATTTTCCTGGAAGTTCCTATGACCACCTGCACATTGGAGTTGAGTATGGACACAATATAAGAGAATTTTTGAATGACGATGGTACTCTAAAATGTGCCAAAGGGGAAATTGAAGTTACCCCTAAATCAAAACAAAAAAAACAATCTAATAAAGACCAACAGATGGTTTGGAATACTTTATCAGATTCTGTTTTCTTGAAAAAGATTATGTCCTACGTGAAGGACGGTTTGTATTTTGAATATACTCCAGGACAAAAGATACCATATGAACAACCCGTAGAAGTGATACAATCAGGTTTACAATTTTTTGGGTTTTCTTTACCAAGATATGGTGTTGATGGTAAATTCGGACCTGAAACCCAAGGAGCTGTTAAAGATTTTCAATCAAGTGTTGGGTTACCACAAACAGGAATTTTTGGAGTAGAAGATTCCAAATACCTTTTGGCTATGTTGATACAGAAAGGTTTTACTGATTCTGATTTGAGAGGTCTTCAATATGATAGGGATTTCGGATTAGAGTCAAAAAATGACCAAGATTTTTATCAAACTTTACTTACCAAACTAGGTGCACCTGTAACAAATGAAAATATGAAGTTTTTATTGGCTTGGAGACAAGCTGAGGGTAAGGCAGGTAATTTTAATCCATTCAATACAACTCACAAACTCGAAAACTCAACCGATTTTAACTCTGCGGGGGTCCAAAATTATCAGACATTAGATGATGGTATGTACGCAACACTAAGAACCCTAACCAATGGGAGATATAATTGTATCGTAAACGGTTTAATAAATGATATAGGTGCTGCTGAAATAGCTAAATGTGCTTCTCTAGAAACTTGGGGAACGGGAGACTTAGTTGGTAAAGTAATCAGTGGTTATGAGAATGGAGCATCAATTAAAAGCCCAAGTCTCAGATAATTAGATTATTTCTCAAAACTACTATATTTATAAAGAAAAATTAGATGGCTTTATTAACATACCAAATAGCACCTTGTTTTGGCGGAACAACAATATTAGTTGATTTTGATAGTAGTAATTTACCTGCTGTAAATGGTTGTTATTTTTTGAGGTTCACGGGTGCAACTCAAGAGGGATGTTATGAGATAATTGATTATGCAGAACCAGCCACAGGAACTGATACTGTAAACTTCATGTCTATCAATCATGTTGATTGTGGGACTTGTTTAGCCATTGTTACACCTACCCCGACCCCATCAGTGACACAGACTAAAACCCCAACACCAACACCTACTCAAACCGACACCCCAAATGTGACCTCAACACCTACAGGGACTCCAAGTGTCACACCGACAACAACAAAAACTCCAACACCATCGGTGACAACAACGAATACTCCAACAAAAACTAATACACCTACACCTTCAATTACAGCCAGTAATACACCCACACCTTCAATTACTGCTAGCAACACACCCACACCCACACAAACAGGTACACCTGCTGCTACTCCAACACAAACTGGAACTTCAGCGGTTACTCCAACACCAACACCAACTGTAACCAAAACTAATACTCCAACGCCTACACAAACAGGTACCCCTCCAGCGACACCAACCCAAACACCAACACCCACCCAAACTCCATTTTATAGTGGTATATCAGTAAACCAAAACTATGAATATACTGCGGAAATGCTTGGTTCATTTAGTGGGGGAACATTACCACCTGGTACACTAGTACCACATCCAGGATATGCTGCGGATTTACCTAATGGTAACACAATTCAGGTAATACAGCTAAATGCCATAACATTAGGAGGATTTGACGGACTCAACAATTAAAACTTTTAAAAAACAATATAAAAATGGGAGACTTAAAACCAATAGGGAGTGAAAAACTCACAGGTCAAGACAAAATCAAAAGAATTCTTGAAATTGCAAAGTACAACGAAACAATTCCAAGTTCCGTGAATGAAAATGCAAAATCAGTATATTCAATAAATTTAGCTGACGGTAATGACTATCAGATTGTAAAAGAAAAACAAGGATACATTATCAAGAAAGTAGTTTCTGAATCTCAGTTAGATTACATTGAGCCTATGAAAAACAGAAAATATTTTTCCTCATATTCCCAAGCATTCAAAAGATTAAATCTATTGGCAGGTGAACTGAATAGATTAAATGAGAATGAGAATGGGGTTGAATTATATGGAGAACAAAAGAAATTTGTTTTGAAAACTCCTAAACCTGAGCCTGAGGCAGTAGAACCTCCGGCACCACCTGCAGAACCACCAGCAGTTCCGCAACCAGAATTACCTGATTCACCTGTCGGAGGTGAAGAGGAGGTTGACATGAGTGCTGAGGAAATGCCTGATGGTGAAATTGATTTAGGTGCTAGTATGGATGATTTAGAATTGGATGGTGGTGAATCTGCTCCTGAGGGAGAACCTGAAATGGATGACGCTATGGGTGATGAATCGGCTGCGTCAGAAGAGATGGTGACATTTAAGACCATTCAAAAGTTGACAGGTAAACTTACACAAAAAATTAGAGAGTTTGATGCTCAAGACGGAATGACTTCAGAAGATATCAAATATGTGATAAATATGGTTCTTTCTGCTTTGGATTTGAAAAATCTATCTGAAGAAGATAAAGAAGATATCATGTCAAAATTTGAAGAAGCTGAGGAGAGACCTGAAGGAGATATGGATATGTCTGACAATGAATTGTCAATGGATGATGAAGATATTAGTTCTGATTCAGAGGTTGAGGACATTCAAGCTGATATGGATGAACCAAAATCTGAAATGGGAGAAATGAATGTTGGAAATGGTTCAATACTTGACAGTATCTTCAAAGAATCAAAAGTAGATAAAGTTTTATCGAAATATTTTGAAATTACAAAGAAGGAAATCTTGGAATCAAGAGAAAAAAAAGAAAGAAAAAGTAAAATACAAGAAGTTACTTTAAGAAAAAAAATGACTGAAGTAGTGAAACTTTCTGAGTCTGTCAAACAAGAATTAGTTTCAGAAAAATTTTTGAGAGCAAACCCTTCTTTTAACGTTGTAGGTAAAACTAATAAAAAAAATATAGTTTTCGAGAATAACCAAAAACAAATTAAAATATCCCCAGAGGGAGAAATTTTATGAGTAAATTGGTTTTCGTAAATGGTTTAGGACCCAATTATAAAGGGGATAACATTTACGAATTCATATTTTCGGACGAAAATTTGGAAGACGTTTGGGGAGAAAATTGGGAATCAAAACCAAGTAATGGTTATCCATTACCTCCCGAGTTGAAATATATAAAAAAGGTAGGAGTTTTGAGAAATACTGATGTTAAATTGGAATTGATTCAGAACTCCGATTTTTTTTGTATGATAGATGCCTTGGATGATGTAGTTGCGATGGCATGGGAACCTGAGGAAGTAAGAGGTCAGAAGAGAATGGTGTTCAGGTTTGGAGAGTCAGAGCAAGTTATAAAAGATAAATTATACGAAAGAGATTTGATTCTCGAATTTGAAAAGAAAGTTGTATATGAAAATTAAAATTAAAGCATTAGAACTAATCGAGAAAGGAATTCCTTCCAAAACCGTTCTAAAGTTGAGCGAATCGGAAATAAATTTGTTACACTCAAAGTTGTTGGGAGAACAAACCAAAGCCGCTATGGTGCAAATTAAAAGTACCACTCCGAACGCAATACAAACCGTGAAAAATTTGACAACACAAGGTGTTCCTGTTCAGATGATAGAGAAGGAGTTAGAGGAGGAGGAAGAAGTTACGATGGACCCTAACCAAAAGAAACAAACTCAAGACCCTGAGCAAGAAGGACCTAGTTCTAATGATGGTTTTGGTCCTGACAAAACAGAAGACCCTTCTATGAATGATGATGGTATGTATAATTTCGAATCTATTGAAGAATCTAAAAAGAAAAAAGAAAAAAACCCGTGGGCGATATGCACTGCAAAAATGGGTGAAGAATTCGGAACTTCAGAAAGAAGTGAATGGACTAAGAAACAAAAAGCTAAATATGAAAGTTGTGTCATGGGAGTAAAAAAATCTTTGGAAGAGAGTAAAAAAAATGTATCTTTGTTTTTGGAAACTGAAATTCAAAAAATTGTAGAAAGACATCTTTCTCCAAAAATAACAAAAAGAGAACTCATGAAATATTTGGGAGAGTCAGAACCTGCTGTAGCACCTACGAAACCGGCTACACCTACGAAACCGGCTACACCTACGAAACCAAAACCTAGACCAATGAGACCTGGACAAAATCCAAATCCGGGCGAAAAAGAGGCACCAATGGCCGTGGAACCTGAAAAGGCTAAAAAGAAAGTGATTTCTACAATAATGAAAATGTTGAGAAAAAAATGAGAAAAAGAACATCAGAAGCAATTGATTATGGTAACTATCCTGAAAGGATGGACCCAAACTTAGAAAGAAAACTTTCAAGTCCTGAGGGTTTATATGCAAGTTCTCCGGCATTCCAAAAAGGTGCTGAAGATGTGGAAAGACTCGCAACAGAAAGATTTAAGAAAGTTGTTGACAAATTACGTCAAGTCAAAGGTATGGAAAGACTAACTCCTAATGTAATCCAAAGGATTTACATGGAGGAGATGAGTAAGGTTCCTATGATTTTGAGAATTGAGTCCCAACACAAAGAGGAACTTGAAAAGTTAGCTACAGATGTATCACTTGAAGAAACTGAGACTCCTGAAGGTTGGTATCAAATTGAAGCAATGTTAAATAGAGAACCTATTGACGTAAATAATTTCAGATATGAACCAGAAGAACCTGAAGATGAGGAAGAAGAGGATGACGAGGAAAAAAAACAAACTTTAAGTTTCGACGACTTCGATATTGAAAATTTAACTCCACAAGAAGAACTCGAATTAGAAAAACATAAAAGAAATATTATAAACGCTGTTGTACAAGGTGCTGCAAAAAAAGGACATTATTTATTCCAAAAGCCTGAAGTTAAAAGAAAGTTGGATGCAATAGACTCAAGATTGTTTCCTGCTTACTTGGGTGTTATGGCAGTAAATGATTTATTGTATTTCACTATGGAACAGATGATTGAACAAATGTCTGCCACAGGAAATGGTGTTGCCGGTAAAGTATCATTAGAAGATGCAGACGACGAGGGAGGCGGAGAAGGAGAAGAAGAATCTCAAGAGAAACCCGATACAAAAATAGTAGCTGAAGGTTTATTCTTTCCGATTTTATGTCATGAGATTATTAAAGGAATTAAAAAAGCTAATGCTAGATTTGGTCTTCCGAAAGACCCTCAAATGCGTGAAAAGGTAAAAGGTGCCGTTGATGTTTTATCTAACGAACCCATGCAGTTGAGATTAGGACCTGAAATTGTTGAAAAAATTAGATTTGCCTTACCTGACGAAATGTTCGATTCAGACAATAAAGGTTTAATAAACTGGTTCGAAATTGAATTATACCAAATTCCAGCTCGCGAATTTCTTCAAATTATTGGTAACACCATTTCAAATGACAATGCCAAAGTTTCCAAAGCTAAAGAACGTTTTCAAGAGATTATGAAAAAGGCTATGGAGTTGAAAAAAGAATATGATGACTATTTGGAAGACCAGAACAAAGATGGTGATTCCGATGATGACGATGATGATTTGGATGATTTCTTGAGTAATTTGGGTATAAGTCGACCCAAATGATTCTGAATGACAAAAGAACAACTAATTATTGAATATACAAAGTGTATGAGGAATACTCCCTATGCACTCAAAGCATATTTACAAACTTACGATAACACCGTATCAAAATATGTCCCTTTAGATTTATTTCCTGACCAAGTAAGATTGATTGAAGATTATGATTCGTACAACGAAAACATTGCTCTGAAATATAGACAGGCGGGTGTTTCTACTGTAACTGCCGCTTGGGCATCAAAAAAATTAGTTTTTGCAAAAAAACAAAAACCTGAAAAAATTCTAATTATTGCCAACAAACTTGACACTTCTGTCGAGATGGCTAACAAAATAAGGTCATTCACTGAACAATGGCCAGAATGGGTTGGTATCGGTTTTTCTGCAGAAAAAAACTCCCAAAGACATTTCAAACTTTCGAATGATTGTGAGGTTAAAGCGGTTGCAACATCCAAGGACGCCTTACGTGGTTACACGCCAACAATATTGATTTTTGACGAAGCTGCGTTCATTGAAGCAGATAATGATTTCTGGTCTGCTTGTATGGCATCTCTATCAACAGGTGGTAAAGTGATAGTTGTTTCAACCCCTAACGGATATGACCCAATCTATTATGAAATTTATGACCAAGCATTGAGAGGAATGAATGAGTTTAAAATCTCGGAGATGTATTGGTATAGAGACCCAAGATATACCAAGGATTTGTTCATGGTCAAAACTAATGACCTCGTTCATTTTTTATTGAATAGAGAAGATTATCCCAAAGACGTTGTAGTTGACCTCTCAATAGATAATCCATATGAGAGAGACCATTCAATAACCACAGATTACATCAATAAGGGTTATAAACCATGTTCTGCTTGGTTTGAGGGAATGGTCAAAAAATTGAAATTTGACAGAAGAAAAGTTGCACAAGAATTGGAGTGTAATTTCTTGGGGTCAGGGGACAATGTTTTTGAATCTGAGTTGATGCAAAATATTGCTAAGAATAGCCTTAGAGAACCTCAAGCTAAATTGATGGGAAGCTCATTGTGGATATTCAAAGAGCCTGAAAATAATCATAAGTACGTTATGGGGGTGGATGTTTCAAGAGGAGATTCAGAAGATTTCTCATGTATTGAGATTATTGATTTTGACACAAAAGAACAGGTTTTGGAATACGTCGGTAAAATCCCACCAGATGTACTTGCTGAAATTGCTTATAAGTGGGGTACTATGTATAGAGCCTTTTGTGTGATTGATATAACTGGTGGGATGGGAATTTCAACTGCCCGTAAAATGCAAGAATTGAATTATGAAGGTGGATTGTATGTTGACAACATAGACCCGAACAAGAAATGGAAGTGGGACCCTAAAGCAAATGAAAAAATACCTGGTATAAATTTTAATTCTAAAAGGGTTCAAATTATTGCATCGCTTGAGGAAGCGGTGCGACATGATTTCAAAATTTATTCTAATCGATTATATAATGAAATGAATACTTTCATCTTCATAAATGGTAGACCTGACCATCAAAAGGGACACCACGATGATTGTATTATGGCTATATCCATGGCAATTTATGTTGCAGAAAAATCATTCCAATCGATACAAAAAGTTGTCAATCATACCAAGGCAATGTTGAATTCTTGGACATCGACCGTGAATGAAAATAAAAATACATCAGATTATTTCAACCCGATGGTTCCACAGTCTAATCGTAACTCAGGTATGTATCCTACAAATGGTCCAACTAAGGCCGATTATCAAAAATATGGATGGTTATTTGGAGCTAAATAACTATTTATATTATTGATTAGACAAGTAAAATTAAAAGATGAGTGAACAGAATTTAACTATTTGGCAGAGGTTATCCAAAACCTTTGGACCCAATTCTTTATTAGGTCAGGATTATCCTACATATAAGTTTGATAAAAAAGTATTACTACGTACCACCGACCGAGCTGAATACGAAAGGGAAAAATTACAAGCACAACAAAGTTTTTATTTAGCAAATCAATGGGCTAAAGTTGAAAACAATTTATATTCTCAAGCCATTTATTATGAACCATCAAGACTCTCCGCACAATATGATTATGAGTCTATGGAGTATACACCTGAAATTTCTGCGGCGTTGGACATTTATGCTGAGGAATCAACAACTACCAATGAGGATGGTTTCATATTACAGATTTATTCAGAATCAAAAAGAATCAAATCAGTTTTAGCCGACCTTTTCAACAATACATTGGATATCAACACCAATTTACCAATGTGGACAAGAAATACATGTAAGTATGGTGATAACTTTGTTTACCTCAAACTCGACCCAGAAAAGGGAATTGTTGGTTGTCAACAACTACCTACAATCGAAATTGAGAGAAGAGAAGTTGGTACTTCACAAAAAATTACAGTAGAACCCGATAGACCTGAAGATAGAAAAGCACTTCACTTCGATTGGAAAAATAAAAACATGACTTTTCAGTCTTGGGAAATTGCTCACTTTAGACTGTTGGGTGATGATAGAAGGCTACCATACGGAACTTCAATGCTTGAAAAAGCCAGAAGAATTTGGAAACAATTATTGTTATCCGAAGATGCGATGTTGATTTATCGTACTTCGAGAGCTCCAGAAAGAAGGATATTCAAGGTATTTGTCGGAAACATGAATGATGACGATGTTGAAGCGTATGTACAACGTGTGGCAAACAAATTCAAGAGAGAACAAATTGTTGACAGTAAGACAGGTCAAGTGGATATGAGATTCAATCAGATGGCCGTTGACCAAGACTATTTTGTACCTGTACGTGACCCAGCAGCACCTAGTCCAATAGATACCTTGCCTGGTGCACAAAATCTATCAGAAATTGCGGATATTGAATATATTCAGAAAAAACTGTTGACAGCTTTAAGAGTACCCAAAGCGTTTTTAGGGTTTGAAGAAGTTGTGGGTGACGGTAAGAATCTTTCTTTGCAGGATATTAGGTTCGCCAGAACAATAAACAGGATTCAAAAAAGTATGTTACAGGAACTGAATAAAATTGCAATTGTTCATCTGTTTCTTTTAGGTTTTGAAGATGAACTTGATAATTTTACTTTGGGTCTTACTAATCCATCCACTCAAGCTGATTTACTCAAAATTGATGTCTGGAAAGAAAAAGTTACACTTTATAAAGACATGGTATCTGACCCTGGAGGTGGAATTTCAGCAACCTCTACAACATGGGCTAAAAAACATATTTTTGGTTGGTCAGACGATGAAGTCAAATTAGATTTACAACAACAGAGATTGGAGAGAGCGGTCGGTGAAGAATTGAAAGCCACTCCAACAGTTATTACCAAAACGGGAATATTTGATAATCTAGATAAATTATACGGGTCAACAACGGGAGGAACACCAACTCAAACTGCAACCGAAACTGGAGGTGGATTTGAACCTTCAGGAATAGAACCAATGTCACCGCCATCACCACCCACACCTGAAGAACCTGCTGGTGGGGAAGCACCACCCGAAGGAGGCGAAGTTACACCGGAATCTAAATCTAAAGAACTGAACATTTTAGTTGAAAATAACTTTATTGAAGGTTCAACCAACATAGATTTGTCACATGGGCAAAATTCTTTGGGTGAAATTACCAAGCAGTTAGACAAGTTACTAAATTCCTAATATTTATTTGTAAACCTACAGTAATGACATTCGGACAGATAAAAACCGCCATAGAAAACCACTTGATTGAATCTTACAAAAGTGAAAAAGAATTCAAGAAAAGTATCAATGAATTTAAGTCTAATATATTGAATAATAAATCAATATCCAAACTTTATTCTGTCTATGACCAGTTATCTACAAATCAAGGTTTGAACGAAGGTGATGCTAAAGATTTTTTAGAAGAAGGATTATCTGTAATCAATAGAATTTTACCAACAGTAAAATTACCCAAACTTGCTAAAGAGACTACTAATAATAATTACAAAAATATTGACACACTAGTTTACACAAATAATTTAAATTTATCTGAACGCGTAAACGCTAAAAAGGAAATCATTCAAATTTTGAAATCTGAGAAAGAAAGTCTGAAGGAATCTATAAAGTTACCTGTTTCTAGTATGGTTAAAATTGCCAATCAGACATTAGAGAATTACATCACAAATATGGATGAAGATTCTAAAAAAGTTTTCATGAATGTGGTAAAAACAGATAGTAAAAACTTGAAGGAAGATTATCAAAACTTGAAAGAATCTACAATAGATAAATTAAAAACAATCCTCACAAACGAATCAGAACAGGAATTAAAATCTAAAATACAAGAGACTATAGAGAAAATTCAAACTCAGGATTTTAATCAGATGAACTATGTAAAATTAGTGAGTTTGGAAAAAAACCTATAGGTTCGTTTTCTTTCTTTGAGTATATTTTGCTTTTAGTAATGCTTTTCTTTTAGTAACAGACTTCTTTTCAAATTCTTTCTTTTCCAATAACTTTTGATTTTGTTTTGTCTTTATTACCTTAGATTTCAAAACTTTCAAAGCCTTCTCTAAATTTTCCGATTTGGTTATTTCGATAATCAACATATTTTATATATATTGTGTTTTTGACAATAAATAACTTTATGGTTACTTTTGTATCAAAATAAACTATGAAATATGAAAATGAATGAAAAAAGGAAAAAGTGTAAAACTAAATTTATTTACACCAATTAAATCAGTATACGGAACTGTGGATTCTAAAAATTTAAAGTCAATCTACATAAACATTCAATCTTGGGTTTGTCCGAAAATGGAGTATGATAATTGGAATAGAGTTGTTTGTAATTTGAATCGTGAAATAAAACACTCTGTATATAATTCGATAACTGAGGAAATTTTTTTAGAGAAAAATATCGTTGATTTAGATTTAAGAACGAGTGGTATAAACAAAGGAAAAAAATCTTTTTTTAATTTGGAAGTAAATTTATTCGTTTCTCAGGACTATGAATTCAAGTCACCAATTCTTAAAGAGGGTATCAAAAAAATTGTAAAAAATATCTATACTAATAATATTTCCAATAACAAATATTTTGATTTTTCGAAATCAAAAAATTAAACAATACTAGCAATATATTTATCTTTTAAAAGGAAGAATGAAACAACTCAGAATTTTAGAGGCACATGAAACAGGACATGGTATTTTAATAGAGATGGACGCTGGTTATGTTTCCCCAAGAGATGAACATAATGCAAATATGTTAAAAGAAGCTAAAAATTTGGATTATAGAAATCCTTTTGAATTTTATGCTGTACTTCAGAAGTATGACACCCCAAACAGAAATGGTAGGTTTTACCCAGAAAAAATTTTGAAGAGAGAATCCGATAGATATAAAAAAATAATTGAAAAAGGATTATCTACTTCTGAATTAAATCACCCTGAGTCTTCACTTATAGATTTAGATAGAGTATCACATCTTATCACTGATATATGGTGGGATAAAAATATTCTAATGGGAAAATTAAAATTATTGACAACTCCAGGGTTTCACGAGAGGGGGATAGTATCCTCTAAAGGGGATGTTGCAGCTAACCTTATGAGACAAGGTGTCACTATGGGGGTTTCATCAAGAGGGGTAGGGTCTTTGAAAAAGGTCGGGGAAAGAAATGAAGTTCAAGATGATTTCGAATTGATTTGTTTTGATTTGGTATCTTCACCTTCAACACCAGGTGCTTATTTGTTTTCTGATGTAAATGACAGACACAAGTACGAAGAAAATTTGGAAGAAGAAAAAAAGGTTAAATCAGACCCAACCACAAACAAATCACTTGATTTGATGAAAAAATTATCCGATTATTTAGGAAAATAATTTAACTATGGACGAAAAGTATTTTGTAGCAAAAATTCAATATGAATTACCCGACGAAACAACAGGGAAAATTAAAAAAATTAGAGAAGAAAAATTGGTGAAAGGTTTTTCAGTGACTGATGTTGAGGCCAAGGTTACAACAAGGTATCAATCTTTTTCTTATGATTGGCGAATAACCTCAGTTTCAGAGAGTAAAATTGATGAAGTAATAGAAAAATAAAAGTGGTCAAACGACCACTTTTTTTTTTGGTGATATTTATTGGTTATGGTAAAAAGAATAGTTGCATCAGGAAACATTGAAGGTGTGGATTATGATTATCTATATAATACCAATAGTTTCAACGACTACTTCAATTATCTTGATATATATAGGCCTTACGAATTGAGTTTTGCTAGTTTGTCTGAATTTCAAGATACAGGTTTAGAAACACAGGTGGTTTTTGATGTGACCTTTGTGGGTTTGGATAATATCACCAAAAGTTGTGTTGTTTTAGGTGTGGATTATAAAGACGTTTATAATTATATGTCACAGAATTTTGGTAAGGTAATAAAAATAAGTAAATCAAGTTTACAAATAACAAATATATAAGCCATGTTACCAATATACGAAGGACCTATAGCAGGAATAGACGGAGGAGGAGGTAAACAAGCCTTGGGTTATTGGAATGTTGTAGTTGATGATGGAACGACTCATGTATGGACAAATACTAACTCTGATTACAATAGTGCAAAACAAATTCGAAATATTGAGGCGTATTATAGTGCCAAAGGGACCTCTATAAGACAAATGAAATTCGTTGATGGGGGATATACAATTTGGGAAACCCCAAGAGAAGCAAAATTCTATCGTGTAAGAATATCTTCAAAGGACCCCAATAAATTCAAAAATAATTTGATAATTGCTGCAGAAAATTATGACGCAGCTTTAACCGCATCTTCCGCATTTGGAGTTACGAAAACCGTATCGGATAGTCCAATGATTTTTATGGGCTCAATAAAATAAATTTTATGGCAATTTACTTAGTAACAAAATTAAATAACGGGAAAAAAAACACTTATCTATGCAATGCCGCAAGTCCATCATCCACCCTATCGATTCCAGGAGAATATATACAAATAAGTTACGCAAATACTGACAATGTATTCAATATGAACTCAGGTCTGTCAATTTATAATGCCATTTATTTTGATGGTGGTGGAACAAAACAAAACGTTTATATAGCAGAAAGTTCATTCGACTCTGTGTTCGAATTTTTCAGAAGGAATTATGATATTACAGATTTTTTGTCCATAAACAAAACAGATTATGTTTGGTACGAACTGAGATAAAATTATGAATAACTATATAGTAAATTGGAGTAATGGAATTTCACAAGAAAATTTTCTTGTAGTTGCAGATTCTTTTGGTTCATGTGCCGACATTGTCATGTCAAAAAAGTCGGAAGAGGGTTTTATATTGTCCATATATAATACAACTTTATCTATTGACAAAAATATGGGTTCTAATGTGTATTATATTGGTATGGGTGACGGAAGTGAATTTTTTGTGACATCATCAAGTTGGCTCGAAACGAAAAATTGGGTCTACAGTGCTTTGGGTTCTAACGTCGATACCATCACGTATATGGGTATGCAATACATATCTTAAATTTTTTTATTAGTTGAAAATCAACTTTTTTGGTATTTGGTAATATTTATAAGATAAAAATTAGATAATTTCTCATGCAAGAAAATAAAAATTTAGTAGAAGAGGCGCTCATTCAAATGAAAAATGTTGAAGAGGCTATCGCCGAGAATGCAAAAGGAATACTTGCTTCAACTATGAAGGAAGAAATCAACCAATTAGTAAAAGAATCTCTTTCTGAACAAGATGAGATTGAAGACGACGAAGTTGAAATGTCTACAGACGTGGATGACACAGAAATGGACATGGATACTGATAAAATGGATGATTTTTCAGACGAAATTGAAATCGACTTTGAAAATGAACCCGAAACTCAAGATTTAACCGGTTTACCCAACGACGAACTTTTCAAAATCTTCAAACGTATGAATCCTGAGGATTCAATCACCGTAGTAAAAGATGGTAATAATTTACACATCACTGATGATGATTCTGATGTTGAGTATTTAGTCAACATGGGTGAGTCTAAAAACAAAAGACAAACTATGAAAGAAGAAATGGAAGAAGCAACAATCGATGACATTATGGCGACTTTATTCGATGAACCAGGAACTGAAATGGAAGTTGACGTAGATTCTATGGAAGATGATACTGAAACTGAAATGGACGTTGACGTCGATTCTGACGAAATGGAAATGGAAGATGAAGTCATGTATGAAATCGAACTAGGAGAAGATGACGATGAAGCTGATGATGAAGCTGATGATGAAGCTGATGATGAGGCCGATGAAATGGCTGAGTCGGATGATTTAGAAGAAGCTGATGATTTAGAAGAGTCAGATGACCTAGAAGAATCAGACGATTTGGAAGAAGCTGATGATTTAGAAGAATCAGACGATTTAGAAGAAGCTGATGATTTAGAAGAATCAGACGATTTAGAAGAATCTGATGATTTAGAAGAGGGTAATTGGGAAGAGTCTATTGAGGAGTCTTACAATCACAAGAAAGCGATAAAACCTAAAGGTGTTGGAATTGGTAAAGGTCCAAAGTTCTCATACAAGACAACTGCAAAAGGTGGTTTCAAAGAGGACAAAAAAGAAGGTCCTAAAACTATGGGAACTGGTAAGGCTAAATTCGAATACAAGAAAGGTGCTAATATGGAAGGTAAATCCAAGAAAGTTGAAACCAAAGAAGGTCGTCAGGGATACAAAGATAAAGAAGATGAAAAATTGGGAATGAAGCATGGTAAAACAGCTATGAAGCATCTCAAAGGTTCACATTCTAAAAAAGAAAAGTCTCGTAGAGATGACGCGGGTTTCGAAAAAAGAGAAACTAAAGAAGCGGCAAGAACTTACGGTATGGGTTCTAAAGAAGGTAGAGGTCTAAGAAAAGGCATCACCAACAATAGAAACTTTGTGTATGGTTCTAATGGTGTGAAAGTAGAATCTCTTGAAGCAGAAGTTAGTATGTTGAGAGAAAAAAATGATGAGTATAGAAAAGCATTAAATGTGTTTAGAGAAAAATTGAACGAAGTTGCAATCTTCAATTCAAATCTTGCATACGCAACTAGACTTTTCACTGAACACTCAACAACTAAAAAAGAAAAAATAAACATCCTCAGAAGATTTGACGGAGTTGAAACTTTGAAAGAATCTAAAAATCTTTATAAAGCAATCAAAGACGAATTATCAACTGAAGAAACTAAACCAATAACTGAAGCTGTTGAAACAAAATTAAATAAGAATGTTTCTTCAGGTTCAGCAGTGAATCTTATAGAGTCAAAAACCTACGAAAATCCTCAATTCTTGAGAATGAAAGATTTGATGAGTAAGATAAACTAAAAATAAATCAAAAAAATAAAATAATACTACAATGGGAGCATTATTAGAATCAGGTCTTGTTGGTAACATCGGGTTAAAACACCTTAAAGTTATCAAAGAAGACACAATCGGAAAATGGGACAAATTAGGATTCTTAGAGGGTCTTAAAGGTCACATGAGAGAAAATATCGCGCAGCTTTATGAAAACCAAGCTAGCTATTTGATAAACGAAGCTTCAACGACATCTGACACAGGTGCGTTTGAAACTGTGGTTTTCCCTATCGTTAGAAGAGTATTCTCTAAATTGTTAGCTAACGATATCGTATCTGTACAGGCTATGAACTTACCAATCGGTAAATTGTTCTATTTTGTACCTAACATTCAGAGCTATAGTGATACTCCATCACTTCCAGGTCTTTCAGAGCACTACGCACCTTATGGAGCACCAGATGGTCCTGATTCACCAAATAAAGGTTATAACTATAACGATGGAAGAGACCTTTATGATAGATTTTATGAAGGTAACGAACCAGCATTAGACCCACCAGGTTTATTTGACTACTCAAAAGGTTCATTCTCAACAATTACATCGGCAGTTACATCAGTTGTTACAGCAGCTTGGGATAATACTACGTTGAATTTAGTACCAAGCAATTACAACACAACTACTCCGATTGTAGGTAACTCAGCAAGTAACTTCAGAAAAGTTCTTGTAATCATGAGTGGATTCGCACAAGCAGCTGCTGGTAAATTGATTGGTCCTGATGGTAACCCAATTGACACAGAAGCATTCTTGTCTGATTTGACAATTTATGGTGTTTCTAGCAACACAACTACTGCGGGTGGTGGTCCTTATCTTTTCAGAGTAGTAACTCAAAGATATGGTAAGGGTATCGTAGAATACGGTGACAACAATGCTCGGTTAGACTTCCCGAATTCTTTAACTGATGGTGGTCAGTATGATAACATTTGTGATGTGAATGGCAACATTTACTTGGAAATCGACCTTCAAGTTCCAACATGTATTACTTGTGGACCATCTATGGACGGTTATACAGGTTCAACATTCTCATCTAACACTGATTCGAACAACGCATTTACAGCAACTTATAGACTCTATAAGAACTTAGAATTCGAAGATAAGATTGGTGAGGTTTCATTCGACCTTATGTCAGTGACAGTTTCTGTAACTGAAAGAAAATTGAGAGCTCAATGGTCACCTGAAATGGCACAAGACGTCGCGGCATTCCACAACATTGACGCTGAAGCTGAATTGACAGCTTTATTGTCAGAGCAAGTTGCTGCTGAAATCGACAGAGAAATCTTGAGAGACCTCAGAAAAGGTGCGGCTTGGAACTTGAGATGGGATTACAACGGATGGAAGAGATTAGGTAACGGTACTGGTGCTGTTTCTTATACTCAAAAAGACTGGAATCAAACTTTGATTACTGCAATCAACCAATTGTCGGCACAAATTCACAAATCTACTTTGAGAGGTGGTGCTAACTGGATTGTTGTGTCATCTGAGGTTTCTGCAATTTTTGATGATTTGGAATATTTCCACGTATCAAACGCGGCTCCTGAGCAGGACCAATATAACATGGGTATTGAAAGAGTAGGTACTCTCGCTGGTAGATATCAAGTTTACAGAGACCCTTACTTCCCACCAAACCAAGTGTTGATTGGACACAAAGGAACATCGCTTCTTGACACAGGTTACATCTACGCACCATATGTACCATTACAACTTACTCCAACAATGTATAATCCATTCAACTTCACACCAATCAAAGGTATCATGACTAGATATGCTAAGAAAATGGTGAACAACAGATTCTATGGTAGAATCACAGTTGATGGTGTTAGAACATTCGATTTGAAAGAGTTGAGATAATATGGTCTAACCAAAAATATAAAAGGGTCCCTCGGGACCCTTTTTTTATTCTATTATTTTTTTTGAAATTTCAGAGTTTAAAACCGCTAAAGATTTAGATATTAGTTCAGTTTCAATCATTGTGAAAGCACCTTTTTCATATGCGTATTCCAAGGATTTAGTGATAAAAATAATTGATTGTTCCAATGTTAAATCGTCTATTAAATTTCTTAAATCTATAGGAGAATTGTATCCGATAGATTGAAACAAGTATCCAATTGGTTGATTATTAGTTTCCATATTTAAATTTTGAGATATTTATAAATAATAATCGATTGGAATGAGAAAAACAATAAAAGAGGCTACAACATCAGCTAGCTCGGGTAAATTCAAAGTACCTGTAGTGTTAGCACCTCAAATTTGGAAAGACAATCAATTGGGCCCCTTCACGGATAAAGTTTATCATTATGATAATGCAGAATTGGCTTATGAAGAAGCGGATGGTGATTATTTAGAGTCACCTGAAGAAAGAGAAGAAATCGAAAATAAAACTGATAAAATTTCTCAGGTGGACATGTATCTCAAACAATTTTACACAGGACAAAATGATGAAGAGGGGTCTGCTTTGAACCCCACAATGTCTGGTTTACCTCCTGAGGTGGCTGATTTGGTGAATCAAACTTTGGAGGAACAACTAATCAAAGAAGATTTAGCCGTGTGGTTCGGAACGAAAAAAAAACCCAAAGGAAGTAAACAACCTAAAGGTCCATGGGTGAATATATGTAGAAAGGAAAATGGTAAACATCCCCCTTGTGGTAGAAAAAATGCATCATCTAAGGCATATCCGAAATGTAGAGCCGTTCATGTTGCTTCAAAAATGAGTGATTCCCAAAAAAGAGCTGCCTGTCAGAAAAAGAGGAATGCTGAAAAAAAGGAGCCTAAAGTTGGTAAAGGTAATAAACCGACGATGTCTTCATATATGCCAAGAAAGGAATCTTTGGAAAGATTGATTAGGAGAATAATTAAAGAGAATTATTAGTCACCCTTTTAAGAATATCCTCTAAGGAATGTTGAATATTACTTCTCATTTCTTTTTCGAGAACTTCTCTTCTGTTTTCTAATTCCGAGTCGAATAGTTCTATGAGTTCAGAATATAAATCTGAATTTTCAATGTATACGCTGTAACTATATACGTGATTGATAAGAAATAAAGTTCTTTGATGTATCACAATGAACATTCCAAAATTATCATTTTTGATAAACCTTTTCAATGAACGTGGAGCAAATGTCAATCGAGATTCAGATTCTTTTATTAAATTCTTACAAATCTCAACGGAGGTTTGTTCCTCGTAAGTCACTTCGGGATGTGGGTCAAATTTTTCTTGAAGATAGAGATAAACCTTGTAGAGTAATTTTGGTACGTAACCGACAATTTTCTTTTCCATGAAACAAAAATATGGGAAAATTTTAAATTAACAATAAGAACCTGAACAATGTTTTTTACCATCCAATCCTGGCATTGAACCTTTACAAACCTGAACCGCATATCCATTTGCGTATGCACTTGGATAGACTTTGAATTTGGCCTTTGCCGCTGCTTTACCTCTTGCACAAAGTTTTGTTCCTGTTTTCTTCTCCCCCTCACTCAAATTGTCCTCAGGGTAATTAGATGTTTTAGTTTCATTCATCATAAAATCAAAAACCTGGTCCATGTTTTCCTTCGCAACAGTAATGTGGTCATCGGCCCAATCGTGTCCTGCCATCAAAATTTCGTCAACAGTATTGGGGTCTAATTGTAATAATAAGTCGGCTTGCCTTCTAATTTGTTCTAAATTACTAAAAAACATATAATTAGGTGACTGTTGTTCTTTCATCACTTTTTTCACCAACTTGGTGATATCTTTTTCTGTTATTTTAATTATACGTTTCATTTTACATTTACTATATTAAAAGTTAATTGTTTCTTATAAGTATCCTTCTCACCTGAAGTGTTCACTTGGATATCAACATAATATTGATTTGGTATTTTGTCTCTCATATCAAATATGAAATAATACTCGTTGGGGGTTCTATTTATCGGAGTCCAATCTTGAACTTGGACTTCTGTGGTGCCCTCTTTTACGTAAACCCTATAAAATGCTGAGATATTTTCTAACAGCACTTGCCCTGTGTATGCCTTTTTAATTGTCACCCCTACCTTTCTGATATCAGTATTTAAAATTTGTTCATTTTGGAGGATACCATAAAAATCAAATCCATATATTGAAGGTTCTTTTGATTGTGAACCTATTTGTATACCAGCACTGTATTGTTGAAGTATAAACTGATTTGTAACATTTGGTAAAGGTTGTCCGTTTATAGTTAGACCGGACCAAACGTCAAAGTATTCACATGGAGTTGCTCCTGTGAATCCATCAGGAATAATTACCTCATATACCCCTTTTGTTCTCAAACAAGTTGTTAGAGAACCCATACCACTTACAGCAACTCCAAGTCTATCTTCAATCCTAACGAACGGAAGCGTGTCTAAATTCGACAAATCTCCGTTTTGGTATACATAGAGATACAATTTATTTTGTTGGTTTTTTAGGAAGATATTTCTATCGTCCTTGATGTAATCGTCGTAGTTGGTAAGAAGATAAGGTTGGTAGAACGTTTGAGTATGTCTTGAGAAAAAGGCAACCGAATAACTGTCTGTCAAACCTGTTATATTTTCAACTTGTGGAAAATATGCAATACCCCATCCTGTAACACCTGTAATTGTTCCATCTAAAATTCCATTTATTTCAGATGTCATGTCCATGTTTATATCCTCATTACCGAACTCGAAATGTTGTTGGTCTATGATTGTTAGGGCTGAAAAATTTACAACACCCAAATTTTTGTTGTTATAAACTCCTGGCTCAGACCAATTGTCCACAGTCGAAGTTTGGTACCAATTTGAAGGTCTTGTAGAGAAAGCTCTTGGGTCAACGTATGTCAAAGGATTCGCACCACCTTGAGCACTATTTTGGTTGATATTGAAATCATTATAATCATATCCTACACCCTCGTCCCAAGGTTGTGTTGAACCTGTGTTTCCACTGAAAAGTGGGATTCTAAACAAAAATAAATCAAATGAAGTTGCTCTTCTTCTTTCGTTTGACATGAATGTATTCAATAATTCATTATCAAATGATGAGGTATTTGTCATTTTCAAAGTGTGAGTCAAACCACTTATACCAGGCGTACAACCCGTAGATATTACTCCACTTTGTATATTTGAAATTAAAAGAGATAAATCTAAATCAAATAAAAATCTTGTAAATCCGTAGTTGGGTATTACAAAATCAGAAGCACCAAAGTTCAATTCGATTACAGGATTTCTTCCTGTATTTACGTAAGAATTTGAAATAATGGTATTATTTTTATCAATATAGGACCTTAAAATTGACATTACTTTTCTTTATAAATATCAATTCAATCGAATATTTGAGTTCAATATTTTTCTTCTTGCACTTTGCATCATTCGGTCCAAATCTTCTACTTGGATTCCTGATTGAGTTTTTGATACAGGTGCTAAACCAGGATATGCGTGGGTATGGGAAACTAAGAAGTTATAAATCAAGTTGATTAGTTCGAGTAATTCTTCACCTCGAACCATACTTGATGTATTGGATTGTATAGTTTCTGTGAATGCAGACTCGGCGATTCCGTAAACTGAATTTGCAAAATTTATTTTTTGTTTTCCTTCAATATCAGAGTCTTGCGATAATAGGTAAATTTTTTGACCACCCAAAGCTGCCAAAGTATTAGGTTGGTATTTAAAATTACTAGTTTTTACTTCTTGAATTTGAACCTTGGAAGGTAATCCAACTGTATCTTTTTTCCAAATCAATCCATAACCACCCGGGTCTGCGGTATTCAGTTTTGTACCGTTGTATACTATTTTCAGATTTCTTTTCGAATTTACATTTATGTTTGATATACCAGAAGATGGATTTATTATGTTATACATCTCAACGGTTGGTCGGAAAAAAATCGGAAATTTATTTGTTGACTCAGAAAATAATTGAGCTCCCGTTCTACTCACATTACTTTGATTACACGTTGATATATATGAATTTATAAACCCTATTGTGTCTATCATCGATAATTGAGTGAAATTTTCCGTATCAATTAAAAATTTATCGGCAACAGAAACCTCTGTGGTCACTGTAAAATTATCTGTATTGTATTTAACTGATGGTTTCAGTGAGTATAGATATACAGAACCATTAAATCTATTTGCATTATTTTCAGGATTGTTGATAACCCATTCTATTAAATAATTTACTAACAAGGTAATAGGTGTGGTAGAAATAATTTTCTGAGTTTCTTCACCCGACTTTGTTCTGTCAAAATTAGAAAGTTGTAAGAAAGCTCGGTTCGGATTAGAAACCGCAACAGTATTTGATTGAGGTGGTTCTGAAAATTTACCCGCCCGTAAAATCAATTCATTCTTTTTTACAATCACATCCGCACTTCCTCTACCCAAAAGTGCATTGTCAAGTGGTTCAGGATAAATTCCGGC